TATCCACAAGCAGCTAAAGTAAATGCACAAAGAGCATTAAATATTCGTGACCAATACAAATTAGGTTGCGGTACTCCTGTAGGATGGGCAAGAGCAAACCAACTAGCTAAAGGCGAAAACATTACAAGGGATACTATTTCAAGAATGGCATCATTTGACAGACATAGAGAAAACTCTAAAGGTGACCCAAGAAAGGACTGCGGTGCTTTAATGTGGTTAGCTTGGGGAGGTACTGAAGGTGTCGAATGGGCACAAAGAAAATTAAAAGAGTTAAAAGGTGAGTAAATTAGAAGAACTAGGGATAAACTTAGGTTTATCTGTGGCAGGTTTTTTTGGTTCTGTTTTCTTTATAGAGAAAGGAAAAGACTTGCGAGAAACTTTAGTAGCTATGTGCGGAGGAGTTGCTTCTGCTAATTACTTAACACCAGTAGTAAGTGACTGGTTTGGAATAGATAAAATAAACCATCAATTTTCAGTAGCCTTTATTTTAGGCTTCATGGGATTGAAGGGAGTTGAAAAGATGGCTCATAAATTGTTTAACCAAAAATCAAAATAATGAAAGAGTACTTTCAAAACATCAAGACAACCCTTTTCGGTGCAGTTGCAGGTCTTCCAATTCTTTTGGAAGGTGTAGCTTCAAAGAACTGGGAAAGAGCATTAGAAGGTCTAGGATTGCTTCTAATAGGTATTTTTGCAAAGGATGCCAAGTGATAAAATCACAATAGAACGAATAGCACTGCTTCATCCCAAATTACGGGATGAGGCTTTAGCTATTTATGATGAGATTTGTAAAACGTTAACGAATAGCGTTTGTAGGTTTTCTTATACTCTTAGAACGTTTGCAGAGCAGGATAAGTTATTTGCACAGGGCAGGACAACTAAAGGTGCAAAGGTTACAAATGTAAAAGGCGGTTTTAGTTATCATAACTATGGACTAGCTTTAGATATAGTTCTTCTTATAGATAAAGATAAAAATGGCACTTTTGAAACTGCTATATGGGACGTAAAAGGTGATTTTGATAAAGATGGTAGAGCAGATTGGATAGAGGTAGTAAATATATTTAAGCAGTTTGGTTGGGAATGGGGAGGTGATTGGAAATTTTATGATGCTCCACATTTTCAAAAAACTTTCGGTTATTCAGTAAGACAATTACTTGATTTGCATACAAAGGGCAAAGTAGATAAGAACGGATATGTTCTAATATGAAAATAGGAAAACTAGTTAAAGAATATTTAACGACCTATCCAGATACAAAAAGTTATACTCTTGCTAAAAAAATATATCAAGAGCATAAGATTTCTAATTTAGAAAATATCCGTAAGGCTATTAACTATTATAGAGGTTCTAATGGTGCAAATTGTAGAAAGAGATTAGCAGATAAAACATTTCAGAAACCACTAACTTTTGACACTAGAAATTCAACTATGGAAAAAATTAACACTAGTGCTAAAGTATTAATACTTGATATAGAAACTGCTCCTATTTCTGCATACGTCTGGGGGATATGGAATCAGAACGTAGGAACACATCAAATACAATCGGACTGGTTTTGTTTGACTTGGGCAGCTAAATGGTTATTCGAAGATAAAGTATATTCAGCTAAACTTAAACCTAAAGAAGTCCTAGAACAAGACGATAAGCGTATTATAGAAGGAATCTGGAAGCTAGTTAATGAAGCAGACATAGTTATAGCACATAACGGAGAAAAGTTTGATATGCCTAAACTTAACTCTAGGTTTATAATAAATGGTTTAAATCCACCTTTACCCTATCAGCAAATAGATACCCTTAAACATATTAGAAGGCAATTCGGGTTTACTAGTAACAAGCTAGACTATGTAAACAAACTTTTAAACCTAGAAAGAAAAAAAGAGACTAACTTTGAGTTGTGGGAAAGGTGCATGAAAGGTAATGCAAATGCATTGTCTGAAATGGAGGCTTATAATGTTCAAGATGTTCGTATCTTAGAGGAAACCTACTTGATGATAAGAGCATGGATAAAACCGCATCCTAATATGGGACTATTCATTCTAGACGAGAAGGAGCATAGATGCCCAAATTGTGGTAGTAGTGATTTAGAGGTTATGGGTAAGACTTATAATACAACTGCTAATGTTTATGAGTTAATGAGATGTAGTAATTGTGGGGCAAGTTCTAGGAAAAGATTAGGTTCGGCTAACATAAAACAAAAAAGACATTTACTAATATCAACAAAATGATACCAAAAAAATTTAACAAAATGAGTATTCAAGAGCAGGAGGTTTTTCTTGTAAACAAGTTAAAGGAATTATATCAGAAAGAAAAAATTTATAGGAAAGCACTTGCACAGGTTAGAAGTAATGTTAAAGTAGAAATTAGGGAAATAGATAGACCAGACGAAGCAATATTAAAAAGTGAGGATTAAAGTAAAATATCGCAAACTAGGCAAAGAGAAAGTCTGGGGCTTTGCACATTCGGATCAGCTGATTGAATTGGATAATCGGCTCAAAGGAAAGAAGCACCTAGAGATTCTTATACATGAATGTTTACATATTTTATATCCAGAAGCAGAAGAAGAAGAAATAATAAAAAAAAGTGTAATTTTGTGTAATACCATCTGGCACGAAAAATATAGAAGAGTAGAAGATAATAATGATGAACCTTTGCAGGATGGCTCACTATGAGAAAACATACTAAAATATACATGGAATACTTTGGATATTGCAAAGAAGATTTTTGCAGTTGTGAAGTTTGTGGTAGACGTGGAGTAGATGTTCACCATATAGATTGTAGAGGTATGGGAGGCAGTAAAGAAAAAGACACAATAGAAAACTTAATGTTAGTTTGCAGGGAGTGTCATTTAAAATATGGAGACAAGAAAGACTATATAGACTTTTTGAAAGAAAAGCATTTTGAATTTATGGACAACTATGGTAAGTTCTACTAATTTTATACATCCAACTGCTATTATCTATCCTAACGTAGTGCTAGGAGAAAATAATTACATAGGTGCATATTGTATAATAGGTGCTCCTGCAGAACATAAAAGTAATTGGGGGCAGACTAATGATATAGTGGTTATAGGTGATAACAATGTAATTACAGGACTAGTTACGATTGACGGAGGGATGGAAAATATTACCTACATAGGCAATAGGAACTTTTTTATGAAGGGAGTACATATCGGACATGACTGCCACATTTGGGATGACGTTATTATAAGTTGTGGGGCAAAGGTTGGAGGTCATTGTTATGTAATGGAGAAAGTAAATATAGGATTAAATGCAGTAATTCATCAAAGACAAACAATCGCAGAGGGGTGTATGATTGGTATGGGTTCTGTAGTAACAAAAAAGTTAATAACTAAACCTTATTCTAAATACGCTGGTAATCCAGCTAAATATATAGGAAGTAATGAAGGCAGCAATAGTCCTACTAGATTATCTTAGGCATCAACATACTGCACAAGCGGTAGCTAGTTTTCCATTAGGAAACTACCCTTATGACATGTTTACTATTGACAAGAAAGGAATAGCTGCTGCATTAAACGAAGGGATAACAAAGACTAAAGACTATGACATTGTTGCTTTTTGTGGGAATGATATAGTAATGCCTAACAACTGGTTACTAATGGCGGTAGAGCATATTACTGCAATACCAGAAACAGGAATGTGCGGAATATATTGTGTAGAAACTCTACCAAAGACAGAGGTAATAAACGGAATAGAAGTACACCCAACATGGGCAACATTCGGAAATGTTATAATACCTAGAAAAGCAATAGACACAGTAGGATATTTTAACGAAGCATATGACCCATACGGAATGCAGGATAGTGATTACGGACTAAGACTAACCCAGTTAGGATTTAAAAGTTACTATATAAAAGGACTACAAAGCCAACATATAGGGCATGATGTAGGAGAGCAGACAGATTACAGAAGAATGAAAGACGAAGGATTAAGCAAGGCTGTTGAAATATGGGCATATTATACAAACATATATCAAGAATCAAATAACTATACAATTTTTTACGATGAGTACTGCAGGTAGACCTACAAAATACGATCCGAAATACTGTCAAATGCTTATAGATCATATGTCAGAAGGCTATTCTTTTGAATCATTTGGTGGTATTATTGAAGTCTCGGAAAAGACTTTATACAACTGGGAAAAAGAACATGATGAATTTTTACACTCCAAGAGTATAGGGACACAGAAATCAATGATATGGTGGGAAACAGTAGGAAGACGAGGAATGATGAACGAGATACCTTTCTTTAATGATAGGATATGGAGATTAAACATGATCAATAGATTTAGAAGTAAATGGAGTGATGGTACAAAGAATGAAAATAACGATAAAGTAAAAACTGAAATAGTTGTTAGATACGAAGGAGATACAGATAATACTGAAGAAACCGCATAATGCTCAAAAACAAGTCTTAAATAGTAAGGCTAGATTTATTGTATTAATGTGTGGAAGACGATGGGGGAAATCTCTTATTTGTCAAAATATTTCTATTAAAGATGCTTTAAAAGGTAGGTTGGTAGCATATATTACTCCAACTTATCAATTAGCTAAAGTGTTCTTTGAGGATATGAGTAAAATC